TCCAGGGGATACTCAGTCGATCCACCGGGCTCTACATTGATTGTTTCGAAAATATCACCAAGGATATTGCCGATCAAAACACCCTTACGCAAAGGAAGTTCCAACGCCTTGGCAAACTCACGTTGAGCAGCCATTGCGACGTTCATATCGCTGTCGCCGGATTTCTTCAGTAAAGCGATAAATTCATCGCTTGGTCTTTCTGTATATGACATATTATATTCTCCTTTTATATTATATAAATTATTAGGCTAATGCGCCGTGGTTGGGAAGATTTACAAATACTTTAGCATAACCGTCAGCATCTTTATTGCTCATCCATCGGCCAACTGCTAGGTTGCCAGAAGCTGTAGCACTAACAGCCGAATTTGTAAGGTTGCCAGCAGTTACGGAATCTGCATAAGCAACTTGACCTGGAGTTGGACTTCCGGTGATATTGCTTGTTACAACCCAACCTTGAGTCAAGACAGTAACCTTGCTGCCCTTTTGAACTTCATCCTTGAATTGATTCAAGTGAATGCGTGTCAAATCCTTATTGACAACATCATTCAGTAGAATGCCAACAGGTACACTTGTGGCTGTCGCTTGAGCATACTTAACTAAATTTAATCCTTGATCCATTGCAGCGCCTGACGCATTGACTGCATCTAGAACGACTACACCACCACGGGTTGCTGTGCCAGCATTATAAAAGAAGCTAATGTCTGTCTGAGCTTCATATCTATCTGATTTTAACGCCATTTTATATCTCCTTTAGTATTTACTTTTTCTTTGTTAAAACGTTGTTTTCAAGCCAGCTAGAAATGCTAGCTCTTGCTAATTCTACTTCATCTTCTACAACCGATTCAACCAGAGTTGCTTCAGTGGTTTGAAGTTCTTCAAATACTTCTTGCGTTGTTGTGACTTCTTCAGCATAATTCTTCTTAGAATCCATTTCTTCAGTCTTTGCAGCATCGCCCATTTTGCTCATCTTCTTCTTAACTGCTGCAACAACGGTATCGAATGCTTCGTCAGCAAGGCCGTCGAAGGAAGCGAGAGTTTCAGTAGCTTCTTCTTGATCGAATCCAGCTTCAATCAAGGTAGCCATTCTCTTCTGCATCTTTTCCTTCTTTTGCATTTCTTGCATGTTCTTCATGGCTGCGGTAAGCTGTTCATTGGATTTTGCCAAGGCATCTTCCAATTCAGCAATCTTAGCCTGTGTTGACTTGATGGTTTCTTCCATCTCAGCAACTGTTTGGGTGTTTTCTGCAACTGTTGACTCAATACGAGTTTTCAATGCAGTGTTTTCTTCCTTAGCCAAAGCTAACTCGGCTGTTACATCAGCGAGTTGCTTTTCCAAAGATAGTTCTGACATATCGTTTTCTCCTATAGAAAAATTAACAATTTTATCATTTAAATTAAATGATGCTAAAGCTCTTGGTTTTAAAATTATACTTCTGGGATTCGCAGGTTTTGAAACAAGACCTTTTCCTGAAAAAGAAATTTGTCTTAATGTTCTTCCAACCTTGTATCCTTCGTACTCTCCGGTTCCACCGTATGATCTTAAATGTTTTGATAGAAATGAAGATTCATCATTTCTAGCTATTATCTTGAGCGCGCCGCTCTTATCTAGAATGGCGTAGTCGAATCCAGCAAATAAACATTCCATTGATACATACCACTTTCCGTCTTCAATTTCAGCAATAATTTGCTGCATTCGTTCTCTATTTTCAGGGTTAGTCCAACTATTGTATAGGACAGCCTGAGTAATTATATCAAAATCTTCTGGCATTTCGTTTTGTTCAGAAGGTATTCTTTTACCTTCCTTATCCAAAACATAACTTCCAGTTATATGACCTATAATATCATTTTCATTGTGCATGAAATTGAATTGTTTATCTTCAGGTGTATTTCTAGCTTCCCATGTGGAATCCGCCAAAAATACATCGTCGTTTTTATTCCATCCAGTTGAAACCAAAACTGACTCTAGATAATATAGGTCAAATTGATTTTTATTTTCTGCTTTTGATATTCCAAGCTTTTGCAAATCATCCTTAGATGTAGATTCATCTACATGAAAGGGTGTTTTGTTTATAATATTAGCTTGGCTACAATAAGCAACGGATGCTTGAGCGGTAATAGCTTCAGCAATGCCGTCTTTTATTTCGTATTTAAATAATTGAATTTGCTGCATAATATTCCTCTCTAAGAGAGTTATACACAAAAATATAAAAAAATTAAAACAGTTAGCTTTCTGAGGTTATAAACTCTACATAAGAGGCTACAACTTGCTTCTTATAATTGTCCATTGTTAGTGAAGAAGTATTGATTTTATTGGCTTTTAGATAGTTATAAAACTTTTGGGGCATTGTTTTAGAGGAGGCAATGATTTTGGTTATATCAGCACTTGAGAAGTCTGATAAAACTGGTATATTTGTTAAAACATGCAGTTTAATTACCTCTATCTCAGAGACTTCAGCTTTTGTTAATTGTCTCATGTTTTCCTTGTTTTTTGAGCCAAGAACGGCCATATTTACCATATCTGATATTTGTTCATAGGCATTTTGAGTCCAGACAAACAATTCAGCTAGTCCAGGTTTTGACTTTGGTGTATCCACTCTTTGTTTTCTTGGGCCTTCGTCAGTTTTATTTAGGGGTCTACCACCTTGGGGATTTGCGGATTTTTGTGGAGGCTCAAAGCCTAGTCCTGGAATTTGAGAAACTGGTTTAATAAACGGGCTAACTTTTTCTGGTAATTTATCTTGATCTCTATATTTTTCTTCTCTTAGCAGTCTCATTCTTTCTACTGATGGCACTTCCTTAAATCTTTCTAGCAGTGTTTCGTGGCTAATTATATCACGGTCAGCTAGTTGAATTAAAAGTTGTTTCTCGCTAGATTCGTCAGAAAGACTCATTTGATCAAATACAATATGGGGCGCTTTTCTAAAGCCCATAGCCTTTCTTATTATTTCTACTTCTCGTTCCCAGAATTTTACAAGCTGATCTCTACCGTATTGTAGACGTTCAACTAATGTTTTTAATGAAATAAAATTATTAGTAAATCCGCCGCCATTTCCAGCCATTCCAGTTAAAGTTGGTGGAACTCCAAGTCCAGCATAAATGCTATTTAAAACTGACTGATATTTCTCAGATCCAAGGAATTTGTATACTTGGCTATTGCTTTCAGTATACTTTAATTCTGGACCCCATACTAACTCCATTGTTCCGCCGCCAACATTGCTAGCTAAAATATTTCTTAATTTATTAATTGCGCTCTTATTTGGCAAAATTTGGTGTTCTAGGCTACCAAGAGTCCACAGTCTGATATTAGAGATAGCCCCATCTAGTGCAGATAAATCCGCCAATCTCATCTTCTCTAACATAACTATATCATCAAGAATAGCGTACAACATTGGGTTGGCCCAATAATTCCAATCATCCTTTTTATAATAAAAGACTGATAATCTTTCTGGATCTAATGGAATCTTTTTGGAGCCATCTTTTAGTTTAGTTTTGAAATCTGGAGGCAATGTATCCATTACATTTGTTGGTATGGAGCCATTTTTAAAATTATCAATAAATGTATTTACGTTTACTTCAAATATTTTTTTACCAAGAAATATGCTTAACTGGCCGTCTTTTATATCTATAGTAAGGGGATTGAAGAAGTTATATCTCCAAGGAATAATATTTTTTTCTATTTCTGGTATTTCAACTTTTATATCAGCAGCCATAGACTTGATATATTTTATTATATCTGGAGTGATATTGGCGGTGCTTCTATATACTAGAACATTGCCAGTTCTGTATAGGTTATTAAGAAATCTTTCAGATCTTTCTTTGCCTTCAACCTTTTTAAACCATTGTTGATAAAAATCTTCAACACTTTTATTTTCATGTACAATATTAATACCCTGGCTACCAAAGTCGCCCATTAAGTCAATAATATTCCTCACAATGCCTACTTTATCGTAAGCGTCCATGCACATCTTGATAATGCGTTTTTGTTGACTTGGAATTTGTTCAGTAGAGCGAAAAGCA